CCCAATTTTTCATGCAAATATGCAGATAGCTCGGAGAAATAAAATGTATCTCCGAAACTCCAATGTTCAATATCAAAGTAATCATTTATTGCACTTACTACACTACTTTTTATTTCACTATTGCTAACAGTAGTACCAAACACCTTAACTACAGAAATATCAGCTCGCAATCCACTACTTGCTTTATTGCCAAATAACGGCTTAAATAAAGCACTGTTTAATACAATATTGTCACTTAACATTTTGCTGTCTTGTAAACTTTGGTATGCTGTTGTTAATGCCGAAATAGTAGGAACGGTTGGTTCTGGAACTACATTTGTTGTATCTTGTACGTATTTTTTATATGCAGTATAGTACGCGTCTGTTACTAAGAAAATATCAATAATATTTGTAAGTCCTGGGTTAATACGTTTAGTATCCGAACTATTGTGTCTGTACTGGAAGTGTAAATCTTGTCTGCCTGTTTTGGATGTTATGTCGGATTGTATAGTTAGTGCACCGGAAACTATTTTTTGAAATTGGTTTGCACTTGCTTCGCTAGCAAAATAAAATAATTGCCCTTCTACATAACTAGTGAGAATTAGTAGCGGATCTGTTGCACTTGTGAATTCAGTATTAACTGTACTACTTGCAAGTGGCATTACTCTTTCTAATCCATCCACGTCAACTGTAGTTTGAAAAAATACTAAACCAGTAGCTTGTGTAAGATCCGAAAAGAAGTCTGGGTTATCAGCAACACCGTCGCTGTCAGTATCAGTATAACTAACCTCCACTTTAAAATCGTCCACAAATCCATCGGTCTCTACTGGTTGAGCGATAATATCTAATTTAATATCATGTATTAACGAAGAATTACTTCCTGGTTGTGAGTTTGTTTTTAGTACATTGATAAAGTCATTTACTACTTTACCTGTTTTTGGATCAAATATCTTTTTATGCGCATCAAAGTAAAAACGCGTTTCGAGTATACTAGAGAAATAATAGTTTAAGTTTCTTGATGTTACTGTGTACACGTTATCCACTGCAACGAACTTGACAATCCAACTTGCATCGTTGCCGATACTCGATGTACTATTCGCATTGTCTAAACTAAACTCACTAGTTTTATCTAAGTCAGCAGTAGCAATAATATACCATGTTCCCGTAATATTATTGTATCCGATACCAAAATCATTATATAACTCTATTTGTGCTAACATTGATTGCTCGAACACTAACGGCAAATTTGTATTAAATACAGGAATAATTTCAGATGGAATAGCACCAGATGGAATAAAATCAGATATTGTTACGGGTCCTATTCCCTTTGTGTCGTTGCCAACACCAAAGTTCGTTCCATCCAATATCACAGCTTTGATGCTTGCCCACACAACAGTATTATCCGTTGCTAATAAAGTAGCTCGTTGTTTTAAGCGGTTATTTTCATCGAAATAATAAACGCCGTCGATATCTGCTATTGGTGTAGTGAACTTAACTAATGCATTTGGAGCCATATGCGTTCTATTGTCTGTTACATATGTTCCAATTTGCAATGAAGAGCCTGCTGTATTTTTAAAATAGCCTGTAGTTTCATTTGTGCTTGTTGTACTTTGATTCCAAATAATATCAATGGCAGTTAACGCTCTTCTATTAAACTTGTCGTAATACAAATGAACTGTGCTACGCTTCGCTAGTTCTGGCTCAACTTGGTTTCTAATAACAGTTTCGACATCGTTCTTGTCATCGAAGCTAAACGTAAATGCGGTACTAGAAGATTTTTCAAAAATCACACCATCGCTATTGAACGTATTGATACTTGAATACTTGCCCGTTGGATCAACTAAGTCTAAATGTCTACTTGTGCCGATATTACTTCGTACAATTGCTTTACTTTTTATAATACTACTAAATGCAGTGTAGGGGAAGTTATTGTAATCTTCACCATTTACCATTCTGTCTTGTGTGTAGTATCTAGCAGGAGCATTCCGCTTGATATCATTGATGCTCTCGTTCGCACTTGCATTGCTAATATTTTGTGTTAATGTAACTGTAAACGTTGCTGTTTCTGAACGTCCGTTTCTACTAATGTAGGGAATTGTAATATCAACTCCTGTAATATCAGTTTTGTTAATAATATATTTACTACCGTTACTTGTTCTTACAAAAGCTCGAAAGAAACCTATTGGAATATCGCCAAACACACCATCGCCGAAATTCATTGTGATTTGGTCATTGGCTCGACCAGTTACACTAAAGTACTTTCTGTCTGATGTTTCTGTTTGTTTTGTAATAGGAGCATAAATGCTTTTCACTTCGATCCACTCATTTAAAACTGCGCCTGTTGTTTTGTTTAACTCGTACAACCAAACGTCGTTATTATTAACACCTTCTGTGTTGATATCAACATTGCGGTTTGCAATTCTATCGCCCAATGTAAAGTCTTTGTTTGTTAACGTACCTTGCTTAAAGTAGAAAAAGAAACCTGTATTTTCACTAGCGAATCCTAACTTATCGTTTCTGTACAAGACATTAAAGTCGCCATTAAGAACTGGTGCTGGTTCATATACGTTTGTAGCGTTTGCAGTAGTTGCACTAACCACTTCAAAATCCATGTTAGTGCCATTGACTGTTGCACTAAATGGAACAACAGGCATTAAGTTACTAACTAAATTAACTGTGTACTCATCAGTTGCAATGCCAAGAACATCAGTTGAGTTTCCAGGCTTGCCAAACTTCTGACTATCTACAAACATTGAATTTAGTACTGTATTCATTTGGTCTTGCCAATCGATATTTGTACTATCGTTCCAACGTAACGTTACGTTTGCTAAACTATTTCCATTAAAATCGGTAATGTTCTCGGTTGTGCTAACCGAAGTAACTTTTAAGTAACCACTAGCATTTTCGTTGCGTTTGGGGGTATAACTTACTAAGTCTGCAAGTCTAACAACACTATCTCTGCGTTCAGCAGTATCTAAAAAGTTTTCACGTGTGTTTAGGTCCTGGCGGTAACTAATTGCTTGTCCCATGAATGCCATTGTATCTAACAACGCAATAAACTCAGAACTTTCAACGTAATCATTGAAATTTTCTGGGTAGTGCTGTCTTAGATAATCAACGAAACCTTTTCTTAACGTTTCGAAGTTATAACTTTGGAAGTCTGCTTGGTTGTATGTTTTATATAAAGAGCGCCAGTCTTCAATTCCGAATATACTTGTTTGTCTTGAACTTGTAGCCATAATAACGTAGTAATTAACTTTACGTTATTTATGCTGTTAATAAACTGCGTATATTATGATTAAGTATTAGTAAATAATCTTCCCTTTAACTACTAATGAACTTGGTAAGTTGTCCTTGTCTAAGTTTGGTGTACTTCTGATGTCTAAATCCCCACCTACAGTTAAGTTATCGGGAAGTAATGTGATTGGTGTACGTCTGAGCCATAAATGGTCACCAACAGTTAAGTTATCAGGAAGTGATGTGATTTTTGTACCTTCGATGTCTAAAATCCCACTGACAGTTAAGTTATCAGGAAGTGATGTGATTGGTGTATCTTCGAGGTTTAAATCCCCAATTACTGGTTTGGTTACTTCTTTTCCTTGAAGTATTAATTCTTCTGCCTCATCGCCAAAATAGAAATTTCTATCTGTATAACCGATTAACTCGTCTGGATTGGAATGTAATTTATAGAGGTTCATTACGCGAACTTAGCAGTGTTAGTAGTTTGGTCAAACATTAAATTAATAACTTCTAAATTAACATCAGGAAGAATACGAACATTCATCTCAATTAGTACGTTATGGTCTTTGGCAAATACATTAACTTCTTCTGCTTGTATTCTAGGGTCAGTATCAATTAGTCGTTGTATCTCTGCTTTAATCTTGCGTACAGTATCATCTGTATTTGGGTCAAATACATAACTCCATATGTTTGTTCCAACTTCTGGTCGTCCAGGCATTTCACCTTCGCGTATCATAATTGAATTAAGTAAGTCACGCTTCACTAACTCTTTATCAGTTAGTGTGAAATTCTTAACTTGGTCTATTGTGTTGTATCCGATATATGTTGTCATTTGTAAATTTCTCCTTTAACTACCAATGAAC